TCTCTACCCTTCGCCATCTCTGGCGTTCGTTGATTAGGAAACTGCTGTATCATTCTACGAGTTAAATCGTAAGCGTTTGCGTTAATTACATACCTGTTTCCAACAATCATGCCGGGAGCTATTTTATCGCCCTGAGTAAGCACCATATTAACACCGTCTATATACTTACCTTTTTGGTAATTTGGAGAGTCGGCAACAGCACGTATTTGCACTGCAGATTTTATAATTTCTTGAGCGTTGTTTGTTCTAACTCTAGAGGGCAGTTCCCCAACCTTTTCCGTTGCATATCTATTAACTTGATTTTGTAAATTATCTAAATTAGCACCAGTTTCAAACAGTTTAGAAGCATTGCTAACAGAAACAAACATATCTCTATTAGTGTCTCCCCTCTGGAGAATACTAAAAAGCACTTCTTTATTAACAGCGCCAGTTAAAAGTTTATCTATAAAATCTAGTTTCTGTAATCTGCTAGTAACAGTTCCCATGCTAGACCTAAACATAGCCATAGCTCTGGTAATATCTTGGTCTGATATGGTTCGACCACCAGTGCCGCCCTGCAAAATACCTGTAAGCTGATAGGCAAAAGTAAGTTCAAGCATTTCAAGTTTTGCTGCTGCTAGAAATTCACGTTTCGACGAAGTTCACGTTGTTGTTATTGATGATAAAGGAACTGTTAGTGGAAACGCTGGTCAAATCTTAGAGAAGCACCTTGCACTGTCGAAGGCAAAGGATGCTGAGTATTCTGCAGGAAGCACTGCTTACTGGAGAAAGTATCTCTACAATAACTCGACAAACATCTTTGGTGGTTCACAACCTGCTGGTGTTACTACAACTGGTTATACTTCCGGTTTTACACTAGAAACTGATATTAGTTGGGACCAAGATACCAACGGCGTCACATTCGGTGCTACTGGTAACCAATCTCTTGCTCTGTCTGGTGGTGAAAACTATGACGGAACAACTGATATTACTGCCTCTGGTGCACTGACTGCAACAATCGGTAGTCTTTCTACTGGTTATGACTTGTTCAGCAATCCTGATAATTACGCCGCAGACTTTGTTCTGATGGGTTCTGCTAATTATCCTAAGGAAGATGCACAAGCACTTGCTAATAAGTGTATTGCAGTTGCTGAAGCAAGACAAGATTCTGTTGCTTTCATCTCACCCTATAGAACTGCATTCTTGACTGACACTTCCACCGGAAGCGTAACAGTTAATAGTGATGAAACAATCACAACTAACGTTCTTGGATTTGCTGCTCCTATCACTTCATCGACTTACGGTGTAATTGATAGTGGTTACAAGTACATGTTCGATAGATTCCAAGACACATTTAGATATGTTCCTCTTAATGGTGACATTGCTGGTCTTTGTGCTAGAAATGACATCAACAACTTCCCATGGTTCTCACCTGCTGGAACTGCAAGAGGTGGAATTCTGAATGCTGTCAAACTCGCATACAATCCTTCCAAGACACAGAGAGATAAGTTGTACTCTGCTAGAGTCAACCCTGTAATCTTCTCGCCTGGTGCTGGTATTGTTCTCTTTGGTGACAAGACTGCTTTTGGTAAGGCTTCTGCCTTCGATAGAATTAACGTTCGTCGCCTGTTCATCTTCCTTGAGAACGCAATTAGCGCTGCTGCTAAGGATCAACTCTTTGAGTTCAACGATGAAATTACAAGAACTAACTTTGTAAATATCGTCGAACCCTTCTTACGCGATGTTCAAGCAAAGCGTGGTATCTCAGACTACGTAGTTATTTGTGATGAGACAAATAACACTGCCGCCATTATAGATAATAATGAGTTTGTGGCAGATATCTTCATCAAACCCGCAAGATCAATCAACTTCATTGGTCTTACGTTTGTTGCCACCAGAACTGGTGTTTCATTTGAAGAAGTAATCGGTAACGTTTAATTTAGAGGTTTAAAGAAAAATGCCTAGCCGTAATCAACAAAATTCTATTCCTTTAAGGAAGATCACCGATTTCAAGAGCAAACTAGCGGGTGGTGGCGCAAGACCCAATCTATTTGAGGTTCAACTTGCATTCCCAGATGCAGTTGCTGTAGACAACGATGTCTTGTCAAAAGCAAGATTCCTTGTCAAGGCAGCTGCTCTGCCAGCATCAACAATTGCTCCTATTGAAGTCCCATTCAGAGGTCGTATTCTGAAGGTTGCTGGAGACAGAACCTTTGAGACCTGGACAATCACAGTTCTTAATGACAGTGATTTCTCAATCAGATCTGCTTTTGAGAAGTGGATGAATACCATCAACAGCATGAATGATGCAACTGGACTTGTTAATCCAGATGACTATCAGGCAGATGCTTATGTCTATCAGTTAGACAGAGACGGTGGAATCCTCAGATCTTACAGATTCTATGATACATTCCCAACGAATATATCTACAATCGATCTGAACTATGAGACCACAGATACCATTGAAGAGTTCACTGTAGAACTCCAAGTCCATTGGTGGGAAGCTTCTAAGGGAACTTCTCCTGCTGCGGGTGGTGAAGACATCAACTAAATAATAAAATAAAGACAACCCGTTTTATAATATGGCCAGACTATTTGGTTTTTCAATTGAGGATACAGAAAAGAAATCCACTAGCATTGTCTCCCCCGTACCTCCTTCAAACGAGGACGGGGTTGACAACTATATTGCTAGTGGATTTTATGGTCAATACGTAGATATTGAAGGTGTATATCGCAATGAGAACGATCTTATAAGAAGATATAGGGAGATGGCAATCCATCCAGAATGCGATGGTGCTATCGAAGATGTAGTTAATGAAGCAATCGTCAGCGACTTGTACGATTCGCCGATTGAAATTGAACTCTCTAATGTAAATGCTAGCGACAAGCTAAAGAAAGCAATTAGAAATGAGTTCAAGTATATCAAAGAAATTTTAGATTTCGACAGAAAATCGCACGAAATCTTCAGAAACTGGTATATCGACGGTAGATTATACTACCTGAAAGTTATTGATATGAAGAAACCCGAAGAGGGTATTAAAGAATTGAGGTACATTGATCCTCTGAAAATGAGGTTTGTACGTCAAGAGAAAAAGAATAAGCAGAATGATATTAACTATGTCAATCTGAAAACTGGTGGTAGTGACGAAAAAGTTGTATCACCAGAGATTGAAGAGTTCTTCATGTATACACCTGGAGCAAAGTATCCTACTCAAACGCTTTCAGGTAGTCAAACATCCAAGACTGCAATCAAAATTGCAAAAGACTCTGTAGTTTATTGTAGTTCTGGTCTTGTTGATAGAAACAAGGGTTCTGTTCTTTCATATCTGCATAAGGCAATCAAGTCACTCAATCAACTGCGTATGATTGAGGATAGTCTGGTTATCTACAGATTGTCGCGTGCACCCGAAAGAAGAATCTTCTATATTGACGTTGGTAATCTTCCTAAGGTAAAAGCAGAGCAGTACCTGAAAGAGGTAATGTCTCGTTATAGAAACAAACTTGTCTATAATGCACAGACTGGTGAAGTCCGTGATGACCGCAAGTTTATGTCAATGATGGAAGACTTCTGGCTTCCTAGAAGAGAAGGTGGACGTGGTACTGAAATCACCACACTGCCTGGTGGTCAGAATCTGGGTGAACTTGCTGACATCGAATACTTCCAGAAGAAACTGTATAGATCACTGAATGTTCCTGAGTCTAGAATTGCCAGTGATGGTGGTTTCAATCTCGGTCGTTCTTCTGAGATTCTGCGTGATGAACTGAAGTTCTCCAAGTTTGTTGGTCGTTTGAGAAAGAGATTTGCTCAGATGTTCAACGATATGTTGAGAACTCAACTGATTCTGAAGAACATTGTATCACCAGAAGATTGGGAGAAACTGAGTGATCATATTCAGTATGACTTCCTGTATGATAATCAGTTTGCAGAACTGAAAGAATCTGAAATGCTTACAGAGCGTTTGAATATTCTTGCAACTATTGAACCCTTTATTGGTAAGTATTATTCCAATGAGTATGTTCGTAGAAAAGTTCTGAGACAGACTGATGCTGAAATGATTGAAATTGATGAACAAATCGAACAAGAAATCAAGGATGGTATCATCCCAGACCCTGCTGCTGTGGATCCAATAACAGGTGAACCACTACCTGCAGGGGGTGGAGATTTAGGAGCACCAGTCACTGAACCAGACTTAGAAGCAGACGCCAAGGTCGCTGAGATATAAATAATCAAATATCACTATATTAAGTTTTTATGGATAACGTAATCGATTTGATTGCTACTGATGCTTCTGCTGCAGAAATCAGCGATAAGATCAAAGAGTTAATGTATGCAAAAGCAGGTGAAAGGGTCGAAGCAATTCGTCCTACTGTAGCACAGTCAATGTTTGATCAACCAGATCAGGTTGATGAACCTGAAACTGAAATTGAAACAGAAACAGAAGAAGATTCAGACAATGAAAATTAAAGGAACATCTGCCGCATTGTCCGGCACAACACAACATACATCGGCTAGTGCTGTTTGGGTAGCAAATTCTAATGCTACTACACACAAAACGGTAACTCTCCGTAATGCTGCTGATGATGCCAGTTTGGGAACATTAGTTGTTCCAGCAGCAAGTGGAGTTGTAATTCACTTAACTCTTGGTCAAGGATTACGTGGCGATGCTGATCTTTTAGCAACACAAGTAGACGCAGGTTCAGGACTATAAAAATGAAACTAATTACAGAAGAAATCACTAAGGTAGAGATTATCACTGAAGGCAAAGGTGCCAATAAGAAGTTATACATCGAAGGTGTATTCCTGCAAGGTGATATCAAAAACCGTAACGGCAGAATGTATCCTATGGAGACTCTTGCCAAAGAGGTCGGTCGTTATAATGAATCTTTTGTGAAAAAAGGTCGTGCTCTTGGCGAACTTGGTCATCCAGATGGTCCTACCGTCAATCTTGATCGCGTTTCGCACAAGATTACCTCATTGGTCCAAGAAGGATCAAACTTTAGAGGTAAAGCACAGATTCTTTCCACTCCAATGGGTAAGATTGCATCTTCTCTTCTAGATGAAGGTGTAATGCTCGGTGTTTCTTCTCGTGGTGTTGGTTCACTCAGAGAAGATAGAAACGGCGTAAGAGTCGTTGGCGAAGATTTCCAGTTAGCAACTGCTGCTGATATCGTTGCCGAT